TTTGAAGTAGCTGGCGCAATTACTGGTGAGCTTTATGCAACTGCTGCTACTGGCATGGGTATGCAAGCAGTAGGTTCAAGGCACATTCAGTTTAAAACCAACAACGAAGAACGTATGCGCATCACCAATACTGGATCAGTCATAATGACTTCCACAGGCTGGGATGGGGCGTTAGATAATAGCGACACAAATGTAGTTGGTCATAACTTTATAGCCGATGGCAGACATTATCTGCAAGTAGACGCCAACACCACTAATTACGAAGTTATACTTGTTAATAATATCCTTGCTTCTGATGCGGTTGCGGGGGTTTTACAGTACAGAGCGCGTGGTAATATTAAAGGCTCTCTAAATGGTAGTGGTAGCGGCCTAGCAATTGTCAATGCTTCTGATTACCGCAAAAAAGAAAACATTACAGACTTGTCGGGTTCGTTAGCTAAAATTAAAGCTCTGAGACCTGTCACATTTACTCATAGAAGTGCCTATACAACCGACACAAGTGCCGTAAAAACAGGAATGATTGCTCACGAAGTGGCTGCGGTTTTACCAAATTTGGTCGTTGGCGAGAAAGATGCTGTAGATGATGATGGCGAGATAGTTTTGCAAGCATTGTCGTACAGCGGTGACGAAATGATAACTCATTTGATAGGCGCTATAAAAGAGCTAGAGGCTCGAATAACAGAAATAGAAGGATAAAATAGAAGCAGCGGCACTATAACTTAACCCCAACCGAATTAAGGAAAGCAAATGACTGAACAAACGACAGCTAAAGAAGAACCTACGATCACTCTCAATGATGTGACGCACAACCTCAGTGACCTGAGCGCAGAGGCACAGCAATGTGTCAGCCAAGTTGCAGCCCTCGATAAGCAAGTGCAAGCAACCCAGTTTCAGTTGCAGCAACAAAACGGCGCCCGTGAGTTCTTCATTACCCAACTTAAAGCAGCAATCGATGCTCCAGTAGAGGATGCAGAGGTCATAAACTAAAAGGACTGCACTATTACTCATAAAGACGGTTTCCGCTTATCCCAAAGCGTACCCCTTGCCGTGGCTTTTGGACTTATGACACAAGCCGCTGCAATCGTCTGGGTAGCTTCGATGATGATGTCTGACATCGAGCTAAACGCCAGAGATATTAACAGTATCAGCATGAGAATGGTCCGTGTCGAAAACATGGTTCAATCACAGGCCGTCAGTATGGCCACAATCTCAACCAACATAGAGCATATACGCAAGGCCGTTGAAAGCATGGCATCCCCTAAAAGATAAAGGAATTGCTATGGACCCTATCTCCATAAGCGCAGCCTTTGCGGCTGTGAAGGGCGGCATTTCGGCGGGTAAATCGCTAATGAACATGACCAAGGAACTCAGTAGCTTCTTCGATGCGTCTGATGCCGCCCAAGCCGACCACACTAAAAAGAAGAACTCGGTATTTGCTTCCGCCAACGAGGAGGCGATGACCACGTACATGGCCAAGTTGCAGGCCAAGGACGCGGAGGAGGAACTCAGAAATTACCTCGTGAACACTCGCGGACTATCAAGTTACAATGAATTGCAGAGCATCAGGCGCGAGATACGCATAGAGCGCAAAGAAGCTGAACGCAAAGCAATGAACGCCAGACAAGAGAAACAAGAGCAAGCGATGACTATTGCGGTCATCGTCATGATGGCTGCGCTCTGCTTAGGCAGCGGCGGCGCTTACCTTTGGTGGCTCGGCCTCATTGAGTTCTAGCCGCGAGGTTGCAGAATTTACTCTCACAGAAACTAAGAGGCGATGGATCGTGACTAACCGCAAAGGGGTAATCTTAGTTATTACCAGAGACAAGCGGGCGGCTATTGGCGTTATAATGAAAGGAAACACTAAATGACTTTAGCTATGGAGCGCATTCTAAAGTGGAAGCTGATGCCACGTCTGATGATGCTGGTCATGACGCTTATGTACGTGGACGTTCTGCGCTGGTTCATGTGTCTACCGCCGGATGCGATGACAAGTCAGGCTACCGCACTAACCGCAACTGTAACAGGGGCGATGACCGGGGCCTTTGCCTGTTGGCTGTCCTCTGAGCAATGAGTATTATTGCAAGCCTGATTGGCCCCGTGTCCAGCATTCTGGATAAAGTAATACCAGACAGCGACATGAAAGCTAAACTGGCGCACGAGATAGCAACAATGAGCGATACCCACGCCCAGCAAGCACTTGTCGCTCAACTAGAAATCAACAAAGTCGAAGCAAAGGGTAACTGGTTCCAAGCAAGCTGGCGGCCCTTGTGTGGCTACACCTGTGTCCTAGGGCTGATGGTCAACTTCCTGATCTCCCCAATCTGCGCTGGTTTTGGCTTTGTCATACCACAGGCCGAGATGTCCACCATGCTCCCGATTTTAACTGGAATGCTTGGGCTTGCCGGGATGCGTAGCTTCGAGAAGGTCAAGAAGGTGTCGAAGTAATGCAGACTTGGCAATTTATCTTACTGGCAATGGTCACACTGAATACGTGTGTAAACTGCTTTCGCTTCCACCGGGAATACAAACGTCCCGCCGATAGAATACCTAACTACCTTGGAGGTACTAAATGAGTGACGCAATGCGAGCGCTTCAGATTAAGATAGGCGCTGGGAGTGATGGCCAATTTGGCCCTAACACAGCCAAGGCAATCGCCAAGCACTATAACCTGACGCCAAAGAGGGCGGCCCACCTTTTAGGGCAGGCTCACCACGAGAGTGGCGGCTTCAAGCTGGTGCGTGAGAACCTATATTACAGCACGCCGGAGCGCATCCAACAGGTCTGGCCCAGCCGCTTCCCAACCGTGGACAGCGCAAAGGCTTATGCTAAGAACCCACGCGGACTAGCTGGCAAGGTTTATGTTGGGCGCATGGGTAACACCGATGAGAAAGAAGCCAGTTCCTTCGCTGGCAAAGGTTTCATGATGCTCACCGGGAGAAATAACTATAGGCTCTTTGCATCTAAAATGGGCCTGCCAGAGGTAATGACTGACCCCGACCTTGTTGCGGAGAAGTACGCCTTTGAGACAGCCCTTTTCTTCTTTGAGGAAAACAAGCTCTTCGACATTGCTGACGAAGGCGTGAACCCTGAGACAATACAGAGGATAACTAGGCGGGTAAACGGGGGCCTGCATGGCTACGAGGACCGAGAAAACCAAACGCACAAGGTGTTCACATGGCTCACATCGTAGACTAAAAAACACAGATCACCAAAGCACTGGTCGGCAGCCACCGATCAGTGTTTTTTAAAAGTCATTGAAATGCGCGGTTTTCAGTGCTAGAGGTTTTAGAGATACATAGTATCAACGGGAAACCTGAGATGTTGCTGTTCATCGGGGACGCCGGGTTTCCCACCTACCCAACCTTATCAATTATAGCCTCGTGCATTCCTTCTGGCGACTGTAAGGATGCAAAGAGGTCTGTAAGCTGTTGGTATGACATAATAAGAAGTTGGAACTCTTTTAGCTCTTCGCAATACTGCCTGACGTAGACGGTCCTATCTTCTTCCAAGTACATCTCGATATCTTCATGCTCGGCTTTTTCATCCATGCTGACTATTCTTGAGTGGTCTTCTTCTAGCTCAACTGTAAACATAGTGTTTTCCTGTCTAAAGCCCAACTAGGCTTTTTTAAATCGCGGGTTGGGATTGTGGCAAAAAGGCCCCACTTGGGGGCCTCTTTAGTTACTCGCAGCTACGAATGCCTGTCGCCGGATCAATGTAGCAAGCGCCACCCTCTGGAACTTCCTCTTCAGCATACTCTTCTGATGTTGATGCATTGAGGATGCCGAAGCGCTTACCGCTTGCCCTAAAGGTCGTAGCCCCAGACGCACCGCCATCGTAAGCAGCCATGTAAACGTCCTTGAACTCTTCCCAAGTGACATCATCCCCGACATTACAGGTCTTGCTGCAAGCGCTATCCACGAACCTAGATGCTAGGTTTAGCACCTTAACATGGTCACGAACATGGAGTGCATCCGCTGTCATGCCTTTGACGCCAAACTCTCGGACACCATAATCTTCAATGCGCTCGATGCGCGGACCATCAAACGTCTGGATTGTGCGGTCATAGTAGTGGCTAAACACTGGCTCGATGCCTGACGAAACATTGTCAGCACTGAGGCTGATGGTGCCAGTTGGTGCCACGCTTAACAGATGCGAATTACGCATACCTTGCCGCAAGATGCCTGCGCGAATACTCTCTGGCAGTGTTTTGGCAAAACCACTTTCCAAGAAGTTGTGCTTGAACAGAGGGAACGGCCCTTTCTCCCGGCTTAGGGCGATAGAAGCTCTATAGCAGCCGTCACGGATGGTGGTCATTATCTCCTCAAGTATCTTTAGGAAACCTTTGGACCCATATGGTGCCCCCATCGCTTCAATGGCATTAGCAACGCCTGTGACACCAAGGCCCATACGCCTCTTGTCTTTGGCCTCTTTCTCTTGGGCCGCAAGTGGGTAGGTCGCCCTGTCCACCACATTATCCATGGCACGAACAACGTGCGGTATGTCGGAGCTTAATCTCAAGTAGTCAAAGCGCCTTACTCCGGCATCATCTTCGACAACATACTTAACCAAGTTAAAGCTGCCAAGAAGACACGCGCCGTTAGGCGGCAAAGGTTGCTCACCACAGGGGTTGGTTGCTGCAATTGTTTCACAGTAGTGCAAGTTGTTCTTTTGGTTAATCCTGTCGATGAACAAGATGCCCGGTTCAGCCCAATCCCAAGTAGAGCGCAAGATGTCATCCCACAGTGCCACAGCGCTAACGGTCTTGTATGTTTCACCCTCGAAAACCAAGTCAAATGACGTGTCGTTCTTTACTGCTTCCATGAAGGCGTCAGTCACCGCGACAGACATATTGAACCCAGTTAGCTGGTCACTGTTGTTCTTAGCCCTGATGAACTCCTCGATGTCTGGGTGGTCAACTCTAAGGACGCCCATCTGTGCGCCCCGGCGATGCCCAGCGCTGGCAATAGTTTTACACACAGCGTCAAAGATGCCCATGAAACTCATCGGACCCGAAGATTTACTATCTAGGCTGCGGATAAGAGCGCCTCGCGGCCGCAGTGTGCTAAAGTCATAGCCGATGCCGCCACCAAGCTGCATAGTTCGGGCCGCATTAGTAGCCGCTTCCATGATACCCCCCATGCTATCGTCAATAGTAATGCTAACGAAGCAATTGTAAGGCGTTACAGTTCTTGGTGCGCCCATAGCTGACTGCACACGACCCGCTGGTAGGAAGCGCATATTAAGCAAGATGTGGCGGAAGTATTCGTAATGCTCTTCGTTATCTTTTAGTGCTTCAGCAACTCTAGTCATCGCTTGCTCAAAGCTTTCTCCCTCAGAGCGATATTTCATCGCGTGTATCTCTTCCGAAATACCAATTGTTGGGCCATAGTGGCCAATACTGTTACTATTCTTCATAAATCTCTTCCTTCAAGACTATTAATTCTCATCTCGCAATAGCGCTGGGCTTTGCGTAGATCAGTTATTTCGGATTGCACGTTGGTTTGATTGTCGTATGTTTTGGCCCCTGCGCGGGACACATACTTAATGATGTTGCCTCGCCAGAACTCCATGCTATTGCCCATGATGAATGTGATGGGTTCGATGTGCCATTTGGTGTAATGGTGTGGCTTTGTCACAATGTCATCCGCCATGTAAAATCTCCTGTAGAATTACACGGTTCTCAGGGGTCGTCTTGTAGATGAACTTTCCATTGTCTAATCGCTTATGGAGCGTGAGGCCCCGTCCAGCGAGAAGCTTCTTTATGACATTGTAGACAGTGTTGTAGTTGAACGAGCGGCTAATCTCACCGCTGGTAATGATGTGGTCCTCTGGCTGGTCCAGTATCCACTTAATGATGCCCATCGCCGGGACTGTTCGGTTTGGAAACGCCGTACTATTGAGCCTGCAATCTAAATAAGCCCTGTCGATTGTCATTTCCTCACGCAGCATCTGACGGCCTAACTCAGTTTCCTGTGCTGGCGTCAGACTTTTACATTTAAATGCGTTTGATAAGTTCATCGACTTGGCTCCCAAAGAATAGGCTCTCTGGCGGTATCGTCCCAATCAGTACAGCGAAGTATTCTCGCCAACCGAGCCTGACCTAGCGCATACGCTTCGTCCAAGCCTTCCTTGGCGTAGGCAGCCACAACGGCCTGCCAGCTTGGGCGTGTGCCTAGTATCTTGATGGCTGTCTTTGGGCCGACTTTTGGTACACCTGAGTAGCCATCTACAGTATCACCTGTTAGGCATTGAGTAAGAAAGAAACGGTCAGCATCTGGGATAGTTACGTCTAAACGCTCCTTGCTTTGTGGCCTATAAAGCTTGCAAGGCACTGATTTCATGTCTTTATCGTCTGAGACTATAATTGCCTTAGTACCTGGAATACTTCCCATGATACCCATAACATCATCTGCCTCTAACGCATCAACACGAACGCTGTCGTACTTATCAATGGCCCACTCAACCAAAGCCTTATATCCGATTGGTTTTCGGGTCTTAGCGCGGTTGGCCTTGTAGGTCGGCTCCACCCCACGGCGGAAGTTTTCATAGCCGCTGAATGTCACGACAACACGGGCACACTCTAGTTCTTCTTTAAAGCCATCCACCATGTTGATGAAGATTTCTTTGGCTTGCTTCAGATCAGTATTAAGGCTCCAAATGTCGTCACCCCAATCTTTCTCAAACTCAGCACTCGAAGCTGCGCGGTACATATACAAATCGCCATCAAGCAGAATTGTTGGGGTCGTGAAGGATTTTCTCAAGAACATCGTCTACCTCTTTCTTTACTTCCATGCCGACCTCTGTGATGAGCCACTTTCGGCCCCAAGAGTCGGTCTCAACTTTATTGGTTATGAAGCCTTCGGACGCACAAATGGCGACATGAAGAGCGCCTTCGCGTGCGAAGTCTGACTTAACGGTGAATGGACTACGCCACGCTCGATCAAGAGTTATGTAGAGAGCCACGAGGTTCTCCAAGTACTCATCAATGATCGGGCTAGTGCGTTTCAGCCCAAGTTCTTCCCACGGAATATTCGCTATTTGTGGGGATCTTAATGCCGAGAGCGCGGCCTGCTTCTTCCGCCATTCGGATAGATATATGACCGACATTGTTGGCTATCTCCTCGGTTCTACAGGCGACTTGGATTTCATCGTGTATCCACCCTAAAATGAACGCATCGTTGTCGCCGTGTTTCTGTTTGATTGCATCGTAAGTAAGCTGCACCCACTTGGCCGATATTATGGCCCCGCATGATTGCAGTAGCTGCGACAGGCTCCGATGCTCGGAACGAATAGTCAGCTTTCGGCCGTCAATTGCTATGATGTACCCACGCTTAAACGCTTGCTTTAGGTTTGCCTTAAGTGTTGCGAATGCAGGCACAGCCGCGTCAAAGTCAGCTTTAAGCTTCTTACCGAGCGCTGGGCTACCGCCTGCAACTGCCCCGACCAGACGATCACCTCCCCCGTAAGTCATTGAATAAATTAAGGTTTTGGCGGTATTACGATCAGTCTTAAAAGCTTCAGCATTGTAGCTGTGTATATCGCCTTCGAGGATTTGCTTTGCGTACTCGCCCCTGTCGTATGGGAAAAGGTAGTGCGAAAGGCACCTCAGTTCGATCCCAGATAAATCGGAGCCTGTAACAAACCAACCTTCGGGAGCCGTGAACAACTCACGACACTCTTGGCCATATGGATTACCTACTCGCGGCACTTGTTGAAGGTTTGGCGCAACGCTAGATGCCCGACTTGACACAGTGTTGTTTGGTATCAGCCTGTGGCGCAGTTTACCGTCACTTGAGACTTTCTTAAGCCACGCCGCATTGCCTTCAGCTAACTGCCCGATGCGTTTCTGCACAGTGAAGAACTCAGCTAAACGCTTGGCCTCTGGATACGAAAGCTTGCCGAGGATTGTCTCATCGATCTTAGCCACACCCGATGCAGTCCACTCCTTCGGCTTCCATTGGTACTTATCAACTAAGCACTTATGGATGTGTGGCCGCGAAGCTGGGTTAAAGTACACAAGCTTTTCCTTGACGAATAACTCGCCAGCTTTATAGCCGAGGGTCTTGTTGTCCCGCTTCGGGTAAAAGTCCTCGGCTACGATCCACGGCTCGAAAAGCTCTTTCAAGTCTTCTTCGATGCTGTGGCGCTTTTGGGCCAATACAGCGTACAGGGCTGTTGCTTTCTTTTCGTCAAACGTCCAGCCGTTGCTGCCAATCTCATCGCAAATCCAAGCCAT